CAAGTTCACAAAATGATACATTTGGATATGTACCTAGATACGCAGAATACAAATATATGCCTTCACGTGTAGCTGGAGAGTTTAGAACAACGTTAGATTATTGGCATTTAGGACGCATATTTGCGACAGAGCCAAATTTAAACTCAACATTTATAGAATGTAAACCAGCAGATACAACTCGTATATTTGCAGTAGAAGATGGTACAGACCCATTATATTGTCACGTATACAATAAAATTCAGGCAGTTAGACCAATGCCTAAATACGGAACACCAAGCTTCTAGTGTCTACACAATGTTTAAACCCTTTCCAGTTAAAAGAGGAAAATGGTGGTCATTATGTACCCTGTTCAAAGTGTTTAAATTGTAAAAGACGTAGGGCATCTACCTGGTCAGTACGATTAGTTAAGGAAGGAGAGCGGAGTATATCCGCTCACTTCTTAACTTTAACCTACGACACAGAACACGTACCAATAACCAGTAAGGGTTATATGACGTTAAAAAAAACAGATATTCAAAAGTTCTTTAAAAGATTACGAAAATGTCATGGAAAAAATCACAGATCTATAAAGTATTACGCCGTTGGAGAATATGGCGGTCAGACATTAAGACCACATTACCATATAGTTATATTCAACGCTGACATTAATTATTTCGAACGTGCCTGGGCATTAGATAACAAAAAAATTGGCCAAATACATGTAGGAACAATAACCGATGCTTCAATCGGTTATACTTTAAAATACATATCTAAAGCAGCCAAAATACCAATGCACCAGAACGATGATAGAAGCAAAGAATTTGCATTAATGAGCAAAGGACTTGGCTCAAATTATATAACCGAAAATATATTAAAATGGCACAAAGCAAACGTCGAAGAACGCGTATACGTACCTTTGTTAGATGGAAAAAAGGCTCCATTAGCGAGGTATTACAAGCTGAGGATATACGACGAATTCGAGAAGGAACGAATTTCCTATTACTTCCAGAAGAAAGCATCCGAAGCAAAAGATTTATTAGTAGAGGAACATGGCAACAATCTACAATCTTTTAACGAACAAAAAATTTACGATGGAATACGTAAATTAAAAAAACAACAACATTTAAAATTATAAAAATGATAAAAACTTATTTAAATCGGGAAGAGCATACTCGCCGTTACGAAGTAAATAACGAACCAAGTGAAACAATACCAGACCAGAGCATGTCTATTCGCACATTGCTTGACCGTTATTCAAGGGGTTTGCCAATATCAGGCGAAAGAACCCCTATATGGCAGCAAGGTGACGATTTTAATGACATGCCAGACCCAAGAACTCTTGACCTTGCAGAAAGGCAAGAATTTGCTGAATTATATCAGCAAGAATTAAAAAGTTTGCAAAAAACTTTGAAATCTGAAAAAAATCATTCAGATTTACAAAAATTATCGGATATTAGCTCCGAAGAACAAAACGGCGTTTTGAGTGAGTTGGACTAAGTCCAACTCGCGCAAAGCGCAAGACAAGCGTAGCGCGTCAGCAAAGCACTAATACTACTTGATATATTAGTGCTAGTTGACACCAAGTCAACGAAAAAAAGTATTTAAGGAGTATAAACCCCCCACCCTAAGAAAAGCAAAGGCGGTGGAAGCTAATGGGGAGCCAAGGGAAGTAACGAAGTGGATGACCCAAGGCGACCAAAAAGCGAAAACCGACTTGCTTTCAGGGGTTTAGAAAAAAACGACTCAAAGTCTAAATGAAATGCAGACACAAATACAAAAAAACAAAAAATACGCAGCAACGCTGGAACGAACGCAATCGTCGCGTAAACCAAGAAACATTACTACATTCAAACAAAGAGGCCTATTTGGCCGACTTTACAAAGCCCTTATAACATGCCCTTACCAGCATTCTTAGCATTAGCAGGAAAAGCAATAGGCAGTGCCTTTGCAGCTAAAAACATAGGAACAACAATAGCAGCAGCTAACGCTGGTGCCCAGTTATTAACTAATAGAGCACAAAAAAAGAGTAATTTAGAAATGTACAATACTCAAAGACAAGATGCTTTAGCAGATTGGAATAGACAAAACCAGTATAACAGTCCAGAAGCCCAAATGGCTAGATTTAAAGAGGCTGGATTAAATCCACATCTTATATATGGACAAATGACTACTGCACAACCTATAAAAACACCTGAGGTACAAACTCCGAAGTATGTTGCACCACAAGCAGACCCACAAGATTTTAACGTATTAGGAAGACAATATTCATTAGATACACAACGTTTACAGAATGAAAACTTGGAAAAAACAAGTAAGCTTATAGAGGCTCAAACATTAAAAGCAAATAGTGAAACAGATTGGAAAAATGTATATACAGATTTTTTCAAATCAACTGATCCCTATAGACGTGAAGGTATGAATATTAGTAATTTATTAAAAGGTAGTCAATATAGACAATCAGAAGAAAGAATTACTTCAATACAAAAAGAAAGGCAATTAATTGCCCCTAAAATACAAAATTTAATTGCGTCTACGCAATTATCACAACAAAAAAAAGCTGAAAGCGCACAACAAATCATTAATATGATTACGGCTAATCAATTATTAGGACAAAAAGTACTTACTCAACAACAAGAAAACGAATTCATGAAGAAAATTCAAGCTATGGGTATAGTAGGACAAACAGCAGCATCAATATTAAGAATATTTAAAGGCAAATAATTATTAACATAAAAACAATAAAAATGAGAAGACGTACAAGTCGCAAAAAAAGAGGCGGATACAGAAAAGTATCTCGTAATTATTACATCCAAAGAGGTGGAACCCGTTTATAAACAATTAAAACAAAAAAACAAACATGAAAAACTTATTCAACAGTATTAAGTTAACAAAGCCACAAAAAAACAGCTTTGATTTATCCCATGATGTTAAGTTATCAACACAAATGGGCCAATTGACACCAATTCTTGCTTTAGAATGTGTACCTGGAGACAAATTTAACATTGGTTGCGAAAGCTTAGTAAGATTTGCACCACTTATTGCACCAGTTATGCACAGAATGGATGTTAGTATGCACTACTTCTTTGTACCTAATCGTATTGTATGGAACAATTGGGAAAAGTTTATTACAGATGCAAATAGCGGTATAGTAGCGCCGTATTTACCTTATAATAGTGGTTTATATGCAGCATTTAATTCAGCATTTCCAGATTTAAAAATTAATCAATTTTTAGATTATATGGGAATTCCTACACCTAATACTGGTACTGCTACAGAAAATTTAAACGCATTACCATTTGCAGCATATCAGTGTGTATACAATGAATATTACAGAGACCAAAATCTGCAAACACCAGTTGATTATAAATTAGCAGATGGTAATAACGATACAATATCTGGTAAATATTTATCATTAGGAACACTAAGAAACAGAGCATGGGAGCACGATTATTTTACATCGTCATTACCTTTTGCTCAAAAAGGTGCAGCAGTAGACATACCTATTGGTTTAGTAGAAGGAGACTTACCAGTATATCTCAATAGTTCATCTGGAACATCATTAAACGGAACACCTTCAAGTGTTAACGTAGCAGCACAAGGAGGTCGTACCGACGTACCAGCAGATTCTTTATATGCTGATACATCAAATGCAGAAATTGAACCAACAACAATTAACGATTTACGTCGTGCATTTAGATTACAAGAATGGTTAGAAAAGAACGCTCGTGGCGGTACTCGATATATTGAAAGTATATTAAGCCATTTTGGAGTAAGAAGCTCAGATGCTAGATTACAAAGACCAGAATATATTACTGGAGTAAAAACTCCAGTTGTAGTAAGCGAAGTCTTAAATACAACTGGACAAACAGATGGTTTGCCACAAGGTAACATGGCTGGACATGGTTTATCTATTAGTAGTGGAAAAAGTGGTTCATATTATTGCGAAGAGCACGGTTATATTATTGGCATAATGTCTGTAATGCCTAAAACCGCTTATCAACAAGGTATTCCTAAGACATACCTTAAAAACGACACTTTAGATTATTATTTCCCTTCATTTGCTAATATTGGTGAACAACCAGTTACAAAAAATGAATTGTACGCATTTACAAGTTCACAAAATGATACATTTGGATATGTACCTAGATACGCAGAATACAAATATATGCCTTCACGTGTAGCTGGAGAGTTTAGAACAACGTTAGATTATTGGCATTTAGGGCGCATATTTGCGACTGAGCCAAATTTAAACTCAACATTTATAGAATGTAAACCAGCAGATACAACTCGTATATTTGCAGTAGAAGATGGTACAGACCCATTATATTGTCACGTATACAATAAAATTCAGGCAGTTAGA